CTGCCGCTGCTGCTCGACGGCATCCGCCAGCCGGGCCGCCATCGCATCGCCCGTCGCGCGCAGCCAGTCCGTGCTGACGCCATGCTTGCGGAAGTCGTCGAAGCTCACGCCATCGCGCGGGAACCACTTGCGCAGGCCAGCATTGCAATAGCCGAACGCCTTGGCGTCGTCGTGCGTCACAATCATTTCTTGCCTCCACTACCGGACGACTGGCGAATCTCGGTGGTTTTGACGTCGCCGTACCAGACCACGTTGGCCTGGCGGATGACGCGCGTGCCGAACAGCACCGGGATGGGTTTGCCGGATTCCGCCACCGGCACGTCGAGGTTGCCGGGAGTCGGTGCGGCAGGCTTGGGCGGCCGCGGTGCCAGCAGCGCCCCGATGACCGTGGTGATGACCCAGACAATGATTTGTCCCCACATGACGTTCTCTCCTCAGACGATGGCGTCCCCGGCGAAGGGGTTCTTGACGGGAATCCAGGGGAACCCGCCGAAGTTGATGGCGTTGCCGAATTTGTCGCGGCAGGTGGCGAACGTCCGGTCGCAGCCGGCGAAGGCCTCGAACGCCACGCCCACGGCCAGACCCGGCAGGACTGCCGAGAGCGTGATGGTGTCGCCCGAGTGATTGGTGATCATCCGTGGCACTCCGGCCACGCGCAGATAGCCGCCGGTCAGCCAACCCGATGCCTGCGTGAGAAACGCACCCGATGTGACGTTCAGTCCTGAGAAGGACGCCACCGTGCCGGCGAGCTTGTAGGCCTGGTTGTTCACCCCGCAGCCCGGATCGAACAAGGCGTGACGGCACCCCGTCTGGTAGTGGGCGCGCAGCCCCGGCCGTTTCAGTGCCGTGAAGATCGACTCGCAGCGAATCCTGGCGGTGCTGCCGGCGAACACGACGGAGGCCACGCGCCCCTTCCACCATGTGATGTATTCCGAGTCGCCGAGGTGGTTGCGGAACACCGTCAGCGACACGACGCCATTGGGCCGCGCTGCCGCGAAGAGTTGGGCCACGGCGAAGTCCCGTGCGCATTCGAGGTCGATGCCGTTGCGGGCGAATTCCGGGGATTGCTCGACCGCCGAGCGACGGATCACTGCCGGCTGGTAGCTCTCGACCTGATAGGTGATCGCTTCGCGCCCGCTCGTCACTGTCCATACCTGCTGGCCGAGGACGAAGCGGTAGAGTTCCACCGGCTGGCCGGAGGCGGTCGAGGTTTCCTGCGTGTCGTAGCTCATGGTCAGGCTTTCACGGAGAGCATCGGTACTGAGGCCTCCGCGACACTGTCGGTTTGCCAGTTGAGCTCGATCTGGTCAGCATCGAGCCGGGTCTTTTCGAGGAAGTAGATGGCGACCCAGTCCTCGGGATTGGCATCGAAGCCGAAGGACTGGTTGAGCGTCATCACTTCCTCGTCATTGGTGGCGCCGGCGCCGAATCCCTGGATGCTGCGGAAATACCAGGTGCCGTTCTTGTGCAGGAAGGCGGCTTCCGTGCGCCCCGGCATCGGGTTGAAATAGAGCGCATAGCCGCGCGAGGCCACGGTCATCACCGTCTGGTTGGACAGGATCTTCTTGGTCGGAACGATGGAGGCTTCCCAGGTCGGGTGCCAGAACGCCGTCAGCCGTCCCGCCCGCGCGGCCAGCCACCCCCGGAAGGCGGCGATCTCGCTGCGGTTCTTGAAGAGGTAATCGAAGGCGCGGCGCACGAAGGGACGCGCGGCGTGGTCATCCACTGCCGTGATGCCGGTGTCGAAATCGAGCACTTCGGCCAGTCGCCGGTAATCCGTCTCGACATCGCGCACACGGTTCGGCCGCGTCAGCCACACCGGAACCGAATTGAAGGTGGTCGTCGATTCCTGCTTGGCAATCGTCGTCGTGCCGGCGATGTCGAAGACCAGGCGTGCCGTGGCGATGGCGTCCGTCACCCTTGACACCGACTGGGTCACGCGCAGCCTGGCCGTGCGCGCCGGTGCGATGAAAGCGCCCGCAGGCCATGTCTGCAGCAAGGGCTGCTTCAGCGTCACGGCATTGCTCGCCACCGAGAGCACTTCGGCCGCCTCGGTGTTGCGGCTGTCACTGCCGATCACCAGCAGGCCGTCGTCCTCGTACTCAAGGTTCAAAGTCGTGATCGGAATCACCGTGCTCCCGGCGGTCACCGCCGCCGTCAGGATCGACCTGTCCGGCCAGATGGGCAAGGCATAGACGCGCGACTGCCAGGCCGACAGGAGAACGTCCAGCAGCGCCGCATCGTCGCGCCCGACCAGGATCGAGAACTCCAGCGAGCGGCGCGGCTTGGCGCGCAGACTGACGCGCTGCTCGGTGCCGTCGCGTGCGGTCAGCACGTCGGTCGCCCACATCAGGCGCTCCAGCCAGCCGTCCGCCCAGTTGGGCTTGAGGCCGAACACCACCACCCGCCGACCGGAGATCGACAGGGTCGGTGCCTCGCCGGGAAACTGGAAGGTGAAACTCGCCTCGATCACCGGCGGCCCGTCGAGGCTCACGGAGACGTTGTGCATGCGCGACTCCAGCATCCCATAGGTCGTCGGCGGGTTGGCCGGGGCGGCCAAAGTGATGCCGCCGTCGTTCTCGCCGACAACCGCAGACAAGGTCTTGGGAGCGAAGTGGGCATTCCACACCTCGACCTGACGTACCTGCGTGGACAGTAGGTTGCCCAAGGCGATTTTGGCCGGCAGCAGATGGACATGGTGATACCAGTCCTGTTCGAACTGACGACCCACGTTCCCCGCGAAGGTCGACACGATCTCGGCGACCGGCAGGTTGTTGGCCAATGGGCCGGCACTGGGCGGGTTGCTGGCCAAGGCACTCGGGTACGGCAGCGTCAGGGGTGCCGGCAGGAACTTGTACGCCGCGCCATAGGCGGGATCGGACGGCAGCCCGGAGGGCAGGATGGCTCCAGCGTAGGTGGTCATTTCAGGAAAGCATAGCCGCCGTAGCTCATGCTGAAGACCATCCAGTTATTACCGCCCAGCGTGATGATGTCCTTGTTCACGTACTGCCCGTTCATCCTCAGCAGGCGCACCCCAGGCGCGAAACCCATCATCGAGTAGAAGCCGCTTGGCGTCTGGCGTCCGACTTCGACCGTGCAGGGATACATGGGCGTTACGCCGTTGAAGGCGATGGGCGAATAGCCGTCGAGCTGCCGTGTCGTCGCGCTGTAGAAGGCGCGCACGGCATCCGTGCCATATAGGCCATATTTCCACTTGTTGGTATTGCCGTCGATGTCGGCCCGCACTGAGGTGTTGTAGGTGTCCGACAGGAAGGCCCCACCGGTGAACGTGCAGGTCTTGGTGATCGCCCCGAAGATGAGCGGCGCGTAGGTGGTGCTCGCCGTCTGCACCACGCAGTAGCACCAGCCGTCGCCGCCGAAGAGGAAATACTCGGCGCTACCGGACATCTGCGACACGGATAACGAGCCCGAAGCGACGGTCTGCGATCCGTAGGCCAGCCCGCTATTGAAGCTGGTCGAGCCGTACCAGGCGACATAGCTCGCGTAGGAATGCAGATTGACGTACTGGCCGCTTGCGGCGTGCTGCAGGTGCAGACGGTAGTAACCCGCGTCGGCCTGATACATCAACTGCGTGTAACCGCAGGAGCCGGTGGCGAAGAGCCGAATCTTGTCGAGCAGGTCGTTCGGCGAGGTGGTGATGCCGGATTGAAATGCCATTGCTTACCTCACGCGAGCCGCATTACGCCAGTTTTAGGGCCCAGTAGTCGCTGTAGCCGGTGCGGAACACGTCCTGCACCACCAGATGATCGACGCCGCCAACCTGGATGATGTTTTCGGATGCATTGGCATAGCCGGGCACCGCGTAACACCCGTCCATCTCCCCCAACCCATTGAGAATGAAGGGCAGCAGCGGGTAGGAACCATCCGGGCATTCGCGAATATTGATGCCCCAACTGCCAGGCCACATCGCCGATGACACCCCGGTCCAGACGCCAGTCGGCGCGTAGTACGCGCCCGAATTCCCAGACGACTTGGGCAGGTGATTGCGGTAGGTGTAGGAATTGCTCCATCGCATCGAACTGTTGTAGGTGCCGCCGACCAGCAGCGGATACGGGTACTGGCCCGGCGTGGCATACGGCAGGAACAGACCCAGATGCATCATCTCGTAGTAGGTGCCGGTCTTGGCCACCATCACGATGCGGCGGCCATTGGCGACAATCCAGTAGGGCATGGCGGACGCCATCAGCAGCGCGTAATACGCGCTGCTGGAGTTGTATTGCCCGTCGAAGCTCTGCGCCGGATTGAAACCGACGAAGCCGCGCAGCTTCCAGTTGCCGTAGTCGGATCCCGCTTCGGACAGGATGCCGACATTGATCTGATCGGTGCCGGCTAGGCCAGGCCCTTGCAGCACCAGCTCGGCTGGCGGGCCAGGCACCCAGCGCAGCACAGACCAGCGCTCGTTGGCCGGCAGCATGTCTTGGGTGACGAAAGCTTTGAGCCGGTTCAGCAGGTCGAGATAGTCGGTGGCGGTGCCACTGGTGAAGGCCATGATGCTTACCTCAGCAATTCGCGCACGGCGGAACCGTTGCGCGAGAGCACATTGAGAATGGTTTTTTCCCCGGCGGCGGAATTCAGATAGTCGGCCGCCATGCCGGGATCGATGACGTTGACGATGCGCACCGATTGCGACGGTGCGGCAGCCGGGGCTTGGGCGACATCCGGCACCAAGCCGCCCTCGGCGAAGGCCAGGCGGGGCCCAGACCAGCGCGGCCCGAACAAGCCGCCGTTGAGTAGATGGAGAAAGTCCACGCCCACCCGGCGCACGGCTTCGGCGCGCAGGACGAACTCCCCGGCGGACAGCCGCGCCGGAATCGAATCCGAGGTCGATGTGCCCGGCCCGGTGACGTAGCCTCCCGAGGCAAAGCCGGCCCATTGAAACAAACCCGAGATCAAGCCGCCCAACCCGCCGCCGCCCTTGTTCATGCCGCCGAACAGTTCCTCGGCGAGCTTCTGCGCAGCGATACGGTTGATGGCCGAGATGACGGATCGGGCGAAGTCGGCGAAGGCATCCTTGGCCGATTTTGCGCCTGAACCGATCTGCTCGAACATCGTGGCGAAGGCGTTTTCCACGTCGCCGTTGATGCGCGTGGCGACGTCGTCAGCGGCGGTTTTCAGGCCCGCGACCTCTACCTTGAGGCGGGCCACGCGGTTGATGGCTTCCTCCGATCCGGTGGCGGCGGCCAGTTCCTGCATCTTCGGGATCAGGCCTTCCACTTCGGCGGCGGTCTGTTGGTGCAGTTCGAGCACGCCGCGCCGCATCTGCGTCTCGGTGAGCATGCCGGCATCTTTCTGCACCTGCAGTTCCCGTTCGCGGATGGCCATGCGTTCGGTGACGATCTGGTACTGGCGTTCGAGTTTGCCGAGTTCGGCCAGGTCGGCTTCGACGTTGATCAGGCGACCGACGTCCGCCACGCCAGCGGTGTCCCCCATGCGCTGCAGTTTTTCGATGAGCGGCTGGTACTCGCGTTCCAGGCGTGCCCGGGTAACCTCGCCGCCCGCACCGCCGCGAATCTCGGCCAGCCGGTCGCGCACGCGGGCGAGTTCGTCGGCCAGTTCGCGCTCGGCCTTTGCCGCTTCATGCGCGTTCGCAACTTCGACATCCGCGCGCTTCATGTTGAGCACGGTGATCTCGCCTTCGAGCTTCTTGACCTCGGCCTTGGCGCGCAGGCGCTGCGCCTCGTCCTTGCCGCCGACCGCTACGGCCGATTGGGCAGTCAGTTCCTGCTGCTTGGCCGCCAGTTCCCGGTCGATGGCCTGCTGCTCGATCTGCGTCTTTCGGGCGTAGTAGTCGCGGATCGACACGAGACGGTCGTCGAGCGCGCGATCCAGTGCCGATTTCTGCAGGTCGAGTCCTTCCTTCAAGACCTTGAACTCGGATTCGGCCTGCGCCTTGACGACAGCGAGTTGCGCGCCGGTCGTATCCTTCTCGGCACCGCCGGCAACCTTCTTCTCGCACTTGCCATTGACCCACTGGCCGCCGGAGACGATGCAGGCGATGCGCTGCATGTCCTCGGTGGGCTTGCCGGTCGGGATTTTTTCCTCGGGGCGCTTCGGGCTGGTCAGCGCGTCGAGACGCTTTTTCGCATCGGCGAGCATCTTCTCGCGCTCGGCGAGCACCCGGCGCGCCCCTTCCATCGCCTTTTCGCTCGCCTTGATGTCGAATGGCATGAATGGCACTGGCACCTTCCCGCCTTCGACGATCTTCCTCGATTCGTCGACCAGTTTCTGAAGCCGCGCGACCTCGTCACGCGCCTGCTTGATCTCGGTACCGTTGAAGATCAGATTGCCGACCCCACCCAGGCCGACCCACAACGCCTTCAACGTGCCGGCCTCGTTGGCCGCCTCGCGCATGGCATTGGTGATGTTGGTCAGTTCCGGCAGGAAGTCGCGGGCAAGTGAAATGCCGAGCGATGAGCTTGATGCCTTGAGCGCGGTGAGGTTGTCGTTGAAGGCTTCCGCAGCCCGCGCCGTCTCGGTGGTGAGCTTGATGCCAAGCCGCTCGGCCTCGGCGGTCAGTTGGTTGATGCCGGCCGCCCCCTGATTCAGGAACGGGATCATGTCCATGCCGCTCTTGCCGAAGAGCTTCACGGCCAGCGCCGTCTTGACCGCGCCATCCTCCAGGTTGGCAAAGACATCGGCCACCTGCAGCAGAA